TAAATAGTAGATAGTTAAATCGGTATTATAGTCTGTGTTTGAATATTTCTATCATGAGATCCTGAGAAAAACCGTTATCGGTTTTGGAACGCTCTTTAACAACATCCAAATTAAACACGTTGACAGCAACGCAAAAACTGTCAGTGTGATGAAGGTGCCATTGGCTTATGGACCCATCCAGAAGTTCTTGGCAAGAATTGATCAGTCACCAAATCTGAAAGGTGCTCCGACTTTAACACTTCCTAGAATATCATTTGAGTTTAGTGGTTTAAGTTATGATCCTGGAAGGAAAGTAACACAGACACAAACTTTCTTAACTGCACCTACGAGTGATAAGACAAAAACAAAGAAAGTTTATATGCCAGTGCCATATAATATGACTTTTGAATTGAATGTTTTAGCTAAATTAAATGATGATGCATTACAAATTGTAGAACAGATATTACCATACTTCCAACCTTCTTATAACCTAACGGTTAATCTACTTTCATCCATTGGTGAAAAAAGAGATGTACCTATTGTCTTAGACAATGTTTCTTTTTCTGATGATTATGAAGGAGATTTTTCAGAACGTAGAGCTTTAATCTACACACTAACATTTACTGCAAAGACATATCTCTTCGGACCTGTACCAGAAGCTTCTGGCGGTATAATCAAGAAAGCAACTATCGATTACAGTACCAGAAAGGGTAAGGACTTTAGAAGAGAAGTTCGCTACAGTGTCACACCACGTGCTGTTAAAGATTACACTGGTGACGGTATTACATATCTTGCAGAGAACCTAACAGCAGAAGAGACACTTATTACGGTAGGAGATGCTTCTGGATTAGCAGTAGATAATAGAATCTATGTTGATACAGAAACTATCAAGATCAAAGAAATTGACGGCAATAATCTTGTCGTTAAACGTGGTGAAGATGGAACATCTGCAGCAGAACACATAGAAGGTTCTACTGTAGATCTTATAGATACTGCTGATGATGCACTCATTGAATTGGGTGATGACTTTGGATTCAATGAAACTACTTCATTCTTCCAGGACTTCAAGCAGTATAGTCCATCACAGAATAAAGATGTTGATGCGTAATCATGGCAGATTTTACCGAGTTAGAAAAGACTTTTGATGTTGCAACAGAAGTCATAGCTGACACTAAGAAGGTTGGTATCCAAAAACCACCCCTAGAAAGGGATAAGACGGATATCAGAAATGACTACGAATACACAAGAGGCAATTTATACTCTATCATTGAGAAAGGACAAGAAGCAATTAACGGAATTCTTGAACTTGCTCAAGAGAGTGAAATGCCAAGAGCATACGAAGTTGCTGGACAACTCGTTAAATCAGTATCAGATGCCACCGATAAATTGATGGATCTGCAGAAGAAACTTAAGGAGGTAGAAGAGGAATCAGCACAGAAAGGACCAAACACAGTTAACAACTCACTTTTTGTTGGATCAACTGCTGAATTAGCAAAGATGCTAAAAGAGGCAGCTAAGTCACAAAATAAATAAAGTTATGGTAAATAAAACTCCTATGGCAGATCTTCCGTCAATAGACGAGTTTATTGTCGAGCCTGATTTACCATCTGTAGCGGAGTTTCTTCCTGAGGAAGTAGAAGAAGAAGTTATTGAAGAAGAGGTATATAATGATGCTGAGGGTAATCCTAAGATAGAAGTTGTAGACATTCTCCAAGCACCTCAATGGGGTGAATTGGTACGAATGGTTAATGATGTTCGTGAGGCAATACCTGAAGTACCAGAGATTAAAGACTATGAACCACAGTTGGAAGAGATCTCAGCAACTATCCAACAGGTTAAAGAAGAGATACCTATAGTTCCTGAGGTAAGGTACTATGAGAGCGAGTTACAAGAATTACGAGAGTCAATTGATAAGGTTAAGGACTCTATACCATCACTACCTTTATGGATCCATAAAGTCACAGAAGTCCCAGACTTTGCATGGGTTGGTAAAGGATTTAATGTTATCGATGAAGACTTCAGAGGAGTAAGAGATACAATTTCAACTCTTGCTGCACGTGTTGAACAAGAGTTAGAGAAGATACATGAAGATAGTGATACCAAGCAGTTTGAGACAAAGACTGATTTTAAAACTATTCATGAAAGAGTTGATACTGTAAGGAAAGATATCTTTAAGCAACTTAGAGAACAATCAGATGTTATCTGGAAGTTACAGAAGAAACTTAAAGCAAATCAGAAAGAATTTGAGATAGTATTTGATGAGAAAGTTGGTGAAAGGTTTGATGCATTTAGTGAAGTAACTAAAAAGACTGTAGAGAATCTGCAAGACACATTTGTCAAATCTACAGATACTCTTGCTGATCATATGGATAAAGAGGTTAAGTCTCTTGCAGAAAGAATAAAGACTTTACCTAAACCAAAGTATTACGAAGAGGATCTAAAATCTATACGTAAAGAACTTAAGAATCTTACTGAACTTAAGGCATTAGTATATGATATTCAGTTGAAACAAAAGGATCTTCAAGAAGGTTATCTTTTAAATGAACCTCCTGATGAGGCAGAGGACGTTGGTACTGGACAAGACCCATTGACACCAATGGATCAGAAGTTTGCTACTCTATCAGATCTAGCAAGTCATTATAGAATATTCATTAATCGTATTCAAACTCAACTCGCTACTATGGGTGGCGGTGGTGCTGGATTCATCTATGATTTAGATGATGTTGAATTTGATACTACTACTGGTGATAATAAGTTACTCATTTATGATAAGGCAAATTCTAAATGGGTTGGTATTGCAAGTACTGCATTAAGTCCTGCTGCTGAAACATTAGACCAGACATTGCAGCAAGGTAATACCTCTTCAATGGGTATGAATGTAAGTGGTATTACTAGCCTTAGTAACACTACTAATTCAACTGCATTTAATAATGGAGCATTAATTGTATCGGGTGGTGTTGGTATTGCTAAGAGTCTTACTGTTAAGGGTAATATATCTTGTGCTGGTACAGTCTTTTATGAAGATGTAACGAATATAGATTCTGTTGGTATTGTTACTGCAAATAATAATATAGAAGTTGTTGGTGTAGTTACTGCTGTTGCAGGTGCTGCAGTCACTTATTATGGTGATGGATCTAACCTGACAGGTAAAGCATCAATAGGAATGGTACTAGCATTAGGATGAAAACTTTTAAAGAATTCAAGTCAGAATCTACTAAAGATTTGACAGATAAAAAGAAGCATGATAAGATTGAAGATTATGTATCTGAATTACATAAGTTTGGAGCATTTGGGTTCCATAACACCGTTTAGTACTAAATAGAATGACTTGCTACAATTTTTATGCCTGAAGAAGTTAAAGAAGAACTTCACGAGGAAGATCATAAGGAGAAAGAAAAAGGTCGCTTAGGGAAACTTAAGGACGCTATTCTCCCCGATCAAGAAGAGCAAGCAGCAATCATTAGTACATTTGTCCGATTGGGAGTTCTTGTGTGGTCTGGCGGGATCTTGACGTTAAATTACGTAGCTATTCCTGGTATTCCTCAGCAGAAAATTGATCCGACCTTTATTGCTAGTGTCTTTACCGGAGTTTTAGCTAGCTTCGGGATTCAGACAGCATCTAAGAAAGGAGACGGTACCATGAAGATGAATGGTAACGGTGCTCCTGGACAAGTATCCAAAGCGGATATGGAAAAATTAATTGAGAAGGCAAGTCAAACTGCGCCTGCTCAAATAATCAGAATTGAACAAGCACCTATTAAAATAGGTGGCATCGATCCCGAACCTCCTGTTAAACCTACGGTATAGTATTATGTCATGTCAAAAAGTAATTAATGTCATTGCTGTTGCGTCTGCTGTTGTATCTGCTGCCGTTGTTGGCAGTGGCGTATTTGTATTTGTCAACAGAGATAGCATCATTGATAACGTCAAGCAACAGGCTATTGAAGCAGCTCTTGGGTCACTTGGTGGACTCGGCGGTGGACTCCCTACTGGTGCCAACGATTTGCCTAGTCTCGGTAGCACTCCTAGTTTGGCTCCTGCTGCACCTCAAGCGCCAGCGCTCCAAACGAGTCTCTGATATAGAGGACGAGTTGGATGAACAAGTGGATTGGCCTTAGCCTGGGATCTCTCCTGGGCATATC